AGGTCGTTGATAATAGAAGAGAGCATAGCAGAAAACCAGACAACATGTATAATTACATTGAAGAATTATTAGACGGACCATATATTGAATTGTTTGCTCGCAATACACATCCTGGTTGGGATAGTTGGGGCAACGAAACTACAAAGCATGATGGAGAATAGAATGAAGACAGCAATTTTGATACCTGCTCGTATTGAGAGCAAGAGATTTCCACGTAAGATGCTATCAATGCTAGGAGATGAGACACTCATTCAGCGTGTCTATCGTAAGTGTGTAGAGACAGGATTTGATACATTTGTACTGACAGACTCGCTAGAGATTGTTGACCATATGCCAAAAGGCAAAGCATTTCTAACAGAGAATGCTGATAATGGTACTGACCGCTGTTGCTGGTGGGTCAATAATGTATCTCAGTCATATGATTGTATCATCAACGTGCAGGGTGATATGCCTGACATTACACCACATATCATTAATACAGTTCATGATCTGATTGTGCTTGGTGCCGAAGTTGCTACTGTGTGTGCTAAGATGCCACCTGAGAAGCGTGAGGTGCCTAGTGTTGTCAAAGTTATTCACAACGACAACAAAGCCCGCTGGTTTGGTCGTGGGTTCACTCGATATGGTGACCATCATTTGGGTATCTATGGATACACTACAGAGACACTATCACGCTATCGCAACCTAACTAAGTATGAAGAAGAGAATATCGAAAAACTAGAGCAACTACGCTGGTTGCAGAATGATATTGAAATCTCTATGGCTGAAGTATCATTTGATGGTATTGAGATAAATACTCCGCATGACTATTTGTTATGGAAACACAAACATGGTATGAAAGATGGCGATAAGTAAGAAGAGACAAGCGGAGTTAACAGCAGAGATTGCAGAACTTACTTCTTTGAATGGTGATTTTGATATCGAACCTGTTCTTCGAAAGAATGGATCAATCGGTTACAAATTAACACGAGAAGAAGGCGAATATGGCAAGCCGACGTTTCCTGGTTTTTTTACTATTTTCATTTTTTTTAATGGCCAGTGGGTTCGTGCTTACTTTGATTATTCGAATAATGTATCTAGTAGAGTCCTTGCTTATGTAAAAGAAATATATGAGCAAGGCGGTAAGAAAACTTTTGAAGCAGGCCGGCGGCATCGTATGTTGTTTGGTCAGAATGTTAAGATGAAACTAGTCTTTGCTGAGATGACTGATGAACTAAAAGCAAAGATCAAACGCAGTCGTGCTACATATAAAGATTTAGAATCATATCAAAACGGCAAACTTCAAACTTTATTTAACGACGAAGCTGTCGAGGCATCCGACACATTCAATCAATTGATGCGGTCTAAGATTCTTGATCGGCGCAAGTTTGAAGAGAAGCGTGACCCTAAGAACAAACAAAAAATTGTTCAGAAGGGTTGGCGTGGTAAGCCAGGACTAAAAGAAGCAAAAAAAGTGTCACGCAAGAAACTTGTGAAGTCAGAGGTGACCAAGGTTGGTCCTAAAACAAAAGTGACCGGTGGTTTCAAAATTGGTAGGGGAGTTAGCAATACATGAGTAACTGGGTAGATGACTTTGGCTTTACAGCGGTAGATGAGGATACCTATCGCCGAAAAGTAATTGAACAAGAGGAAGTGGCACAAGCAGACAAACCTGTACTTGCTGCAAAAGAAGATTTAACTTCTCTTGAAGAGAAACTAGAGAAGAAGTTAGACAGTCTGAAGAACATGGAGAAAAAGGTTGACAAACTACTAAGTCTCATTTATGATAATGAAGATATTGTAGAAGAACGCAAGCAACTTGCTGACAGTGTTGCCAATCAAAAAGTGAAGGCAATGTCAGAGATTGTTATGCCTCTTCTCGGTAGTTTGTATAGAACGCAAAATCAAGAATATGTTCACTGGCCTAATCGTGGCCCTATTATCAAACAACAAATGGAAAAGGTTGAGGCGATCCTAGATGGGTCTTATTTTGAAAAGGAATAGTATGTCTGATTATTTTAAAAGTATGGTGAAAGAACTTAATGATGAAAACACTCATTTACTCTCTGACGGCGGCAATTCTGCTGAGTTTAGCGGTTGGATTGATACTGGTAGTTACATTCTTAACGCTCTTGTCTCTGGCAGTCTTTATGGTGGTGTACCCAATAATAAAGTTGTGGCACTGGCTGGAGAGCAAGCTACAGGGAAAACATTCTTTGCTTTAGGAATGGTCAAAAACTTTCTAGAGCAAAACAAAGACGGTGGTACTATCTACTACGACACAGAGGCTGCTGTAACTAAAGACATGATGGAGACGAGAGGTATCGATACCAATCGTCTTATTGTAGCAGAACCACAAACAATCCAACAGTTTCGTCATCATGGTCTACAAGTTCTAGACCGTTATATTGACAGCAAAGAGTCGCCACCCATGATGATGGTGCTAGATTCTCTTGGTCAACTATCAACCACAAAAGAGATGGAAGATAGTCTAGATGGTAAAGAAACTCGTGATATGACAAAGGCGCAGGTCATCAAGGCAACGTTTCGAACTCTGGGCTTGAAACTTGCCAAGGCACAAGTCCCTATGATTATCACCAATCATACCTACGATGTTGTCGGTGCATATGTGCCTACAAAAGAAATGTCTGGTGGGTCTGGTCTAAAATATACTGCATCGACTATTTTGTTTTTAAGTAAAAAGCGTGATAAAGATGTTGACAAGGGTGAGGGCAATCTTATCAAGGTCACTGCTGAGAAGTCACGATTTACAAAAGAGAAGAAGCAGGTAGAGGTGCGTTTATCATACACGCATGGTCTAGACCGATACTATGGTCTGCTTGATCTAGCAGAGCAATACAATATCATCAAGAAAGTTTCAACACGCTATGAGTTTCCTGATGGGTCAAAGCACTTTGGCAAAGCAATTAACAGCGATCCTCAGAAGTTCTTCACTGATGACATTATGGATCGTCTTGAACGAGCAGCAGCAGAAGAATACAAGTATGGTCCTGCTGATGACTATGTGAATGACATTGATGATGAAGAGCTAGTGCCGGAGTTGTTGAATGAGTAAGATTGACCTTGAGCGTTTTGCTGAGTACAATAGTCACTATGAATTTGTAGATGAATTGTATGAAGAAGATGCAACATATCCTATTCGCTTGACAGAAGACAAGTATAGTGGTACTATCGTTAGATACGGTAAAGTTCATATGAAGGAGCTATATGAAGATGAAGATGAAGCAACTCTGAAATTTGATTATGAATTTCTTGAGAACCCACATAAAATTACTGACCACGATCCTGTGTTCAATAATTATCTTGGTGACATTCTGGTTAACATTATTATTAATACACTGAACGGGAAAAATGATGAGAATAGAAACGACGATTCTGAGCAATCTGATTCACAACGAGGACTACAGTCGGAAAGTCCTGCCGTTTCTTAATAAAGAGTTTTTTCAAGACGAAACTGAGAAGACTCTCTATCTCACCATTCACCAGCATGTAGATCAATACAATACACTGCCAACCAAAGAAGTTTTAGACATTACACTTGGTGATACTGTCACCGATGAAAATCTATATGAGAGTTGTATTGAGTATGTAAAAGAGTTAGAAAAGTCTGAAACAGATAATGAGTGGTTGATTGATAAGACTGAAGAGTTTTGTCAAGAGAAGGCAGTTTATAATGCCATCATGGACTCTATTCAAATCATTGACGGTAAAGACAAAGATAGGACCAAAGGTGCTATTCCAGAGATTCTATCTAAGGCATTGTCCATTAGTTTTGACAATCATATCGGTCATGACTGGCTAGAAGACTTTGCAGCACGATATGAGTTCTATCATAAAGTTGAAGAGCGTGTGCCATTTGACTTAGAATACATGAATACAATTACCAAGGGTGGCCTGCCATCTAAGACATTGACTTGTATTCTTGCTGGCACTGGTGTTGGTAAGTCTCTTGCCATGTGTCACTTTGCTGCTAACAATCTGATGGACAATAAGAAGGTTCTCTACATCACCATGGAGATGGCGGAAGAACGTATCTCAGAGCGTATTGATGCTAATCTGCTTGACTGTAGTCTGGATGATTTGAAAGACCTGCCATTCAAAATCTATGAGAAAAGAGTTGAGCGTATTCGGCATAAGACTGATGGTAAACTTATTGTCAAAGAATATCCTACAGCTTCTGCTGGTACTGGTCACTTTCGCCATCTACTAAATGAACTTCGTTTGAAAAGAAACTTTGTGCCTGATATCATCTACATTGATTATCTAAACATCTGTGCATCTAGTCGTATGCGCTATGGCTCTAATATCAATACATATATGATGATTAAGTCTATCGCTGAAGAACTTCGTGGGCTTGCGGTTGAGAAGAACGTGCCCATCGTGACTGCTACACAAACTACTCGTAGCGGTTACACTAACTCTGACCCTGGCCTTGAAGACACATCAGAGTCATTTGGTCTACCTGCTACCACCGATCTGATGTTCGCCCTTGTATCTAGTGAGGAGTTAGAGGCGCTAAACCAGATTATGGTGAAGCAGTTGAAGAATCGTTTCAATGATCCAGTGATGAATAAAAGATTTGTTGTAGGGGTTGACAGGGCAAAGATGAGGCTATATGATGTAGAACAGTCTGCACAGGATGAACTTATCTCAGATAATCCTGTGATGGACAATGCTGTATTCGGTAGTCGGCGTAATGATGAAGAAAGCCAAGGCGAATTTAGCCAGAGAAAATTTGAAAAAAGAACATTCAAGGATTTACGATAATGTACGAATACAGAGCTACGATTTTAAGAGTGGTCGATGGCGACACAGTTGATGTTGATATCGATCTTGGTTTTGGTGTTTGGTTGAAAAATGAGCGTGTCCGTATTATGGGCATTGATACTCCTGAGTCACGAACCCGTGATAAAGAAGAAAAGAAGTTCGGTTTGCTCGCAAAAGAGCGTTTGAAAGAACTTCTGCCAGAGGGCAAAGATAGTGTTCTTAGAACACGGATTGATAAAGACGGTGAAGATGCCAAGGGTAAGTTTGGTCGCATTCTAGGCAACTTCGTCTATCAGGGTAACTTCACGATGGTTACAGACATTTTAATCAAGGAGGGTCATGCAGTTGCCTACCACGGTCAAAACAAAGAAGATGTTGAGAAGGCTCATCAACTCAATCGTGAGAGACTTATCAAAGAAGGAAAGGTATAATATGTACACATTCTTGGAGGAAGATGGTATGTACAAGATTCGAGAGTTTGATGGCATTGACGGCATTGACCACGTGATTGCCACATTTGATGATGAGAGCAAGGCAAAGGAGGTATTTCACAGTTTGAAACGTGGTAGCGGGTTCGCTGGTGCTACACCAAAATATTTTGGAACAGTGCATTTTTCTGTTGACAACTAATTTAAAATATCGTATTATAAATCATAACTTGATGAGAGGGCGATATGGAAATCAACGTCTACGGTGCTTCTACCAAACTTGAGAGCTACGTTATCAGTGCTG